TAACGTTTGGGCGCTCTTGAGACCATAACTTTCGGCGAGTAAATAATACTCTTACCATAACCAGTGCGAACATCAATAATGAACTATATAATAACCCTATGGTCTCAGCCTCAGTCTCATTTTAAAAATAGAATTAGTTTATTTAGCGTCATTTAGGGTGTAGGAGAAAATAACAACTTTATGATAAAAAAGTAGTTATTTTGGCTTACACCATAATGTAGCAACCCCTTGCTACTATGGTGACCTGTTATGGTGTTAAACCTCTAATTTAAAATTTAGATAATTAATCCAAAAAATTGATTTGGATTTCTGCTAAGTCAGGAGTAGCACAATGTCATCATCTCAATCCAAAGCATCTACAGTCACAAAAATTAGCGGAATTAATTCACAGAAAATTGAGATGGATTTTGCTAAGTCAGGAGAAGACACCACAGCGATGAACTCTAATACACAGAACACACCTAACACAGAGCCGAAGACTAAAGTAGAACCTAAACCTAAAGCACCTAAGAAGAAGTCCAAAGCGGTTCTTGAGATGGAGGCTATGAAGGAAGAGATGAGACTTATGAAGGAGGCGTTAGTAAAGCAACAGAAGATTACTGTGAAGCAACTACGTGAGAAGGAGCAACTGGAAGAACAGGCGAGGCTTAAGGAGGAGGAGCAGACGAGGCTTAAGACGCTCATCAAAAAGCAGGAACAGGAACTTCTACGCAAAGCAAGTCAGCCTAAGAAAGGAGGTAAGCCTAAAGCAGAAGTTCAGCATCAGCCTCACTTTAGGTTTAGGACGGTAGAGATGAATGGAATGGAAGAAATTCTAATGCTTGATAGTGATGAAGGAGTGGAAATACCTCTTTTTGAAGTTCCAGCAGAACATAAAGAACTATTAGCCGAAATGACTGACCGCTTCCGTCAGGAGTATGATGACTGCTTTCACGAAGAGTTCTTTGACGGCGACAACCTTGACGACGCATTTGGAAGCAATCTTGCTAATGGAGAACGTGATGTATTCTACCTCAAAGACAGAACTAAATACTGGAATGAGATGTCTAAAGAAGAACTCATAGAGCAGTGTAGAGCAAGACATTACCTTACCGAGTTCAGGAGTAGGAATAAGGACGCTATGGTTGAACCTTCTTGGGCTAAGACTGAAGAAGGAGTTTGGGTAAGATGGGGTAAAGGAACTGTGTATGGTCTTAAGAAAGACCTTCTTGGAGGAACTCTCAAACCTAAAGTAGCAATTAACATCAAGTCAGCCGAAGGAAGGAAGCAAATTAAGACAGCCCCCGAAGAAAGTAGGTGTGAAGCAGAAGCATCTAAGTCAGCGGGTAGGTGTTGTAAAAGTGCTACGTTCCAAATCCCTGAAGACGGTAAATACAAAAGCAGACAAGTATGTATTACTCATATGAAGGCAGTCCATCAAACTTCTATTATATGTAAGCAACCGCTTGCTTTTGGTTGTAGATGGGGTTGGAGTGATACTCCTCTTATGTGTTTGACTGTTGGAGAAACCAAGAAGAGTATAGACCAGTATTGTAAGGACAAACTGAAGGCAACCCCTACATTAGAAGAAGGCTTCAAGCAAATCAAAGGTAATAGTTATACTAAGGACGACTTAGGTAATAGTGAAGGATACAAAAAATTCAGGATTGACTAAATAAATAGTAGTAAATTAAAAAATATAATATATAAAATAGTTTTTTAATTTAGTGGTATTTATAAGTTCTGCTTCATAATGAAGCCTATAAGTTTCTGCTTACTGTATTTGGAGTAGCCCTTAATTTTGTTGTCTCTACAATACTGCTTTAACTCAAACATAGTATTATTCCTAACTAATATACTTTCTTTATACAGAGGTAATACCTCAGGGCGAAAGTCTTTTATTTTATTCATACACGGTGCTCCACCATTTATCCAATATATTACTCCTTTCTTACGGTTTTCGTATCCACGGTTAGGGTTAGACCTACTTCTAAATATTAAACGGTGTGCTTTTCTTAGGTCAGGAGTTCCGTGACTTTGCTCGTATAAGTCATTACGTCTTCTTGTAAGGTCAGCAACCTCCTCATTCATAACCTCTAAACAAGTTTCATACTCTCCCTCCTCATACTCTCCCTCCTCATACTCTCCGTCCTCAATAATATTCTTACGCCACTGAAGTGTGTTAATCTTTCTTTGAAGCAACCTTCCGCTTTCCATCAAGTATCTCGCTTCCTTAATAGATGCTATTTGACGCTTCTTTTCTGCTCGTTGTGCTGAGGTGTCGTTGTAGGAAAGGATAAGTTTCATAACGTTCTTAGGAAAGTAGGTCATTGTTGCTCTTGGTGGTTTCTTAAAATCCGTTTCAATTATTTTGTTTAATATAAACGGGGCGGTGTTACTTATATACTTAGTAAAATTCAAATCAATTTTTTGGTTTAATAAATTACTTCTTACTTTTAATTTTTAACCCTGCTACTGCTTTTGTGCTTCCTGTTCCTTTACGGTTTAGAACATACTCGTAAGGAGCATCTACTACTTGAAGAGGGTCAGTAATCTTTCCTCGCCGTGTCTTAATCAAAGTAGAAGGAACTTGATGACCTGAAACTGCTTGACCTTTAACAGCGCTCATACCACCTCTTTGATAGTAGATAGACTTCGCTACTATTTTTCCACCACTTCCTCGTGCTTGATGTTCTCCTTTAGGTTGAGTGTGTTGAGTTACGTTGGAAATATCACCCTCACCGCTATTAACCCCTGAAAAGAAGGAACTCATATATGCGTCTAACGGAACTACCACTCCTACTTTAAGACTATTACCAGTTCCTCCACCAAAATAAAGTCTAACTCTTTCCAGCATTTCTGCGTGGTGTTTCATTACTACTTTTTTATCTTTAGAACTCATAGCGGTTTTAAACCGTAGTTGATGAGGTTTTTCTCGTAAAGCAGGAATTAATACATCAAAGGTTTTATGAAGTCCTCTAATCTCTTCCTTTAACCTTTCAATGTCCTTTTTGTTTCTCGCCTTCTCTTCTTCTACTTCATTACCAGTCGCCATATTAACTGCTTCTTGAGGAGTAGTAGGCATCTCACCACTCGTCCTTGAAACTTCTTCTACTACTACTTCATCAACAGTTCCAAACCCCTGAAACACTCCTGTCTTTACTGCTTTCTTTACTTCTTCTTGTGATTGTAGTCTTGACCTTAATTCGTTTATATCCATTTCATTTACAGAGACGGGTTTAGCATAAGGGTCGCTCGTAGAACCTTCAGGAGTATTCATAGGACTTTCGCCTCCTTTTTGAGTAGCATCACCTAAAGTAAATTCACTATTAGCACCGTCTTGATGTTTCGTATTAGAAGTAGCAATTGTTTCGCCTACACTCGTAGCAGAAGTAGCAGAAGTGAAACTATCAGCGTCTTCTTCTCCAACAGGTAGATATACAGCGTCAGGTTCTTTTACGGGTTCAGGATTAGGAACGTCTTCTACGGTCATCTTAGTAAGTTCTTCTTCTTCTTTTGCTTTCTCTTCTTTCTTTTCACGAGGGCTTCGTAAAGACTTCTTTACCTCAGGAGGGCTTTCCTTTGCTCCCTTATAATCATCAGGAAGACCAAATTCTTCTTTAGGTAATTGACCTGTTTCTGCTTTAGTTGCTCCTCCTGTTGCTTTCTTCTTTTCGGGTTCTACAATCGTCACCTTCTTTTCTTTTGAAGGAATAGGATTAGCCAGTCTTTCTTTCAAAGCAGAAATATGTTTATCATTATTAGCAAATTTAGCACCACCTACTCCTGTAAGTTTATAGTCATCATTTATTACAGATAGTAGTTCTGCTTTAGGTATATCATTCCAACCTTTCATTGGTTTGTCTTTATAAGCAGGTGGAACATACCTATTCAAAAGAGCAGATTTACCTAAATCACTTACTTTATCATAATCACCACTAAGTAATGCTTTCACATCAGCAAATTCTTTTTCAGTAACTTCATTTCTTAATTTAGAAACTTGTCTTTTAAAAGCACTTTTACGGGTTTGAAAAAGACTATATGCTTTCTTTAATGCTTCATTAGGTTCTCCACTTGAATAGTCGTAATTGACTGCTTCTTTCATCACTTCTAAAGCAGTAGTCATATCTAATAATTGTTGGAGTAATACACCTGTTCCTTTACTAACTCTTGATTTCACCATTTATAATATTACTAAAGATAATAATTTTATAAACATATACTTTACTATGTCGCTTGAGAACTACCACTTTGTAATTCTTCTAATTCTACTGTAGGTTCTTCTACATCAGGAACGCTCCTAACACAATCACACAGACCGAAACATACTCTTAATTTTACACATCTACTATGTTGTATTTGACTTATAACACCTATAACAGCAGAACTAACAGTAGTAATTAATACTGATATTCCTGCTAATTCTAAACCACTCATATATAAAGTAGTTATATTTTTTTAGTTCTACTTTTGATTTGAACTGCGAAAGGATTAACTGATTGAGAAGTAGGTTTAACACTTTCTACTCCTGAAAAAGGTTTAACTCTTCCTACAGGCTTCTCATATTTGTTATTGATTTCTTTATTAGGTTCTCCACCTCTAAAAGTCCCGCTTTCATAAGACCTTCCACCAGCATACGCCTCCTTTGCTTCCATAGGATTAAACCTAATAGGAGTATCACCCCGAAATTCCATTCCCTTCTTTTTACCAGCAAAATCAGGATTACGTGCTAAGAACTTATTTTCTTCTAATTGCTTGCGTCCGAACTTAGAAGGTCTTCCTAAATCCAGTGTCCTTTGTTTGTAGTTGTCCGTGAATTCTTTTGCTTTACTTGCTTTACCTTTATTCTTACCCTGATACAACCCTTCCTTACCATTAACGCCTCCTCGTGAAACGGCATTAAGCATACTACTTTTCGTGATTTTACTTGGCATTGTTATAATATAGTATTAGAAAAAAAATCAATAAGGTTTTTTCCTATTCACGTCTTCTTCTTTTGGAACAGTCATATCCTCCATTTTCACAGAAGGTTTATCATCGCTTCCTGCTTTAGAAGGGTCTTTGGTAATGTCTGCGTCGTCAGGAACATTGTCCTTCTTTACGTCATCTACCACATTATTACTTTCTACATCTACTTCTTTCTTTACTACTGTACGTCCTTTATAACCACCAATATTTCCAGCGTATCCACCCATTCTTGCTGTGTATCCATACTTCATTATAATATATACAAAGAAAAAAATTAATCTACTTATATTTTAAACTTTCTCTTGAAACTATTAATATTCTGTTGTAAATTTCTACTATTTCCCCAAAGCAGATGACGAGAAAGACTACCTGCTGAAGTAGGATTATTAAAGTCTTCATTTACTCTATGACGGGCAATATAATTCTTTCTATCGTCTAAAGTCTTTTTCTTGTTTAATACAAAGTTGCTTCCTGTTCCAAACTGAGTAGTCTTTGTCTTTCCGTTTTCTTTCCTAAACACTGCTTTGAATTCTTTTTTACCTGATATTCTCGTAATGCTTTCTAACTTCATATACACTAACTAAAGATATTAATATTAGAAGCAGGAGTATCCCAATCCCTCGCGTCCCCGAATAGACGTTTTTGCTTAACAGGATATACACCATCATAGTAGTGAATAAAATCCCTATTACTTCTTTTAGAAGGCATATGATTGCTAATAACCATAAACCTAAAAGGCTTTGAAAGAGTGATGTCGTCAAACAATTTGTAGGCTTCCTTCATAGCATCTCTACCGCTTTTCAAAGTAGCAAACTCCTCTACAATGGTTTCTCTTTCAATACGATTACTTGCTCTCGCAACCATAATAATATCAGTCTGTAGTCTTATGGTTTTAGGTATTGCTTTGACTGCTTGACTAACAATAATAGTAGATATACCATTACCTTCTACTCCGTCATTTCCTAAATGTCTTCCATTCACAGCAAGTTTCCTTATCATACCATTATTCTTTAAAGAGTTTGCTCCCTTTTCTTCTCCTATCATATCGTCTAAAATAACTAATACTCTGCTTTTCACTCTCTTACTCTTCTGCTTTTGTTTGAGGTTAAACTGCTTAACTTCTGCTTGTTTATTAACAATATAAGGTAAATGAGATAAATCGCTAAACCTAAAAGTATTAGGTATTTGACCTTCATAACCAGCGTTAGTCTGTGAAAAAAGGAATACGTAATCAAAAGGTTGTCCCTGTGTTCTAATGTCTTCTAATAATGATTGTAGTTTCTCACTCTTACCTTGACGTCGTGGAGCAATAATTAACATAAAAAAGCCATCAGGTAAAGTAGCAACATTAAAATTATCGGTTTCCTGTAGAGAGTAGTCTATGTCTTCTTCTGTAGATTTTATTTTTTCACCTTCTTCTATAATTTCACTTTGAGGGTTCTGCGGTTCTACTTTTTTAGTATTTCGTGTTTTCATCTTATATTAATAACATATTTAAAATATTTGTATATCTTCTTTTTTACCAGCAAATCCTAACCTTCTACTAAATTTACCAGTCTTCTTTACTTCTTCTTCTATTAGTTCGTATTTATTAGTATCATAGTTCATTTTATAACGTCTTACTATGATGTCGTCATTCATATTAGTAATAGTATGGTCTTTGTTGAACTTGAAGCATAATTTTTCATTACCGTTTTTGCTAAGCAGGTCAAACTCTACTTTCTTCTCAGGGTCTTCGTTCCAAAGCATCTCATCATATACGGTGGTGTCCTCTATACAGTAGTCAGGCACTCCTTTCATTCTACAATGAACTCCTTCACGTTCTACCCCGTCAAGAGTTCCTACTAAATTATCAATATAGCACTTCTTACCAAGAGCAATAAACTTTCTACTTGCTACATTAGAACAACCCTTCTTATCATACATCTCCGTAGTAGCATTCCACTCCTTTACAGTCAAGTCAAAGTCGTTGTGGAATTGTCCCATATACGGTCCAATGAAGGTTTTTCTCCATCTTGCTTCTGCTTCAGGAATAGTTTTACAATACTTCTTATCAAACTCTACTTCTAATATATCCACATCTAAAGAGTTAATATGAATACTATCCGTATCAGTATAATACATATCCAAACCTTTGTCCTCTGCTAAACACATCACTTCGTTCATAATTCTCTTACTCATAGAGAGGATACAAACTCCTTGTGCTACGTCGTTAAAGTGGTCGTTGATACTATCAAACTGCTTAATGGTGTAGTTTCTACCCCCTTCATCAAGACTTACTTCTTTAATGAAGTCATACCACTTTGAAACATATTTCTCTTTCTGTGCTATAGATTTGGAGACCACTTTAGTCTCGTGTGGTTTCATAAGACATCTTCCATAACTACTATTCATAATGAGTTTAATAATCTTTTCAAGAGGGTTACGTTCTGCTTTTAGTTTTAGTCTTCCGTCATATAACTCTTTAATAGTAGTATTTACTTGAGTGTTATAACCGTCTTCATAGTAGTAACCTCTTACTATATCAAAGTCTATGTCGTGAAACTTTACCCAGTCTTCAAGCATAGTATTATCACAATATAAATGCTTACCAATAGCGTCGTCGCCTACTAACCATTCTCTATTACCCTCATCGTCAGTATAACTCATACAAGGAAAGTTTCTACCAATTCCTACTCTCTTAACAACAATCTCCACAAAGTAAGCAGAGAAGGTTTTACTTAACCACTCTTGACCGTTGTCTATTTGGTCTTCAAGTAATACTTTTGGTTTCCCTTTTAAGAACCCCTTCATTCTAAACATAGCAGAAGGATACAACGAACAAGCATCATTGTCCTGAATGTAGAACTTAAGGTCTTTGATTACTTTCTTTTTCAAAGCAGTCTTATGTCTTTTACAAGTAGAATTCACTCCACCATTAACAATTACTTTTTTGTTTGCTCTTGTCATACAACGACCACCTACAACACACTTTTGAATGAAGGCTCTTACTACTCCTGAAAGTTGGTATGTCCCTTCATAACAGCCATCTTTTCTTAAGAACTCATCTGCTACTCCAGCAATAGTATAACACTTGTTTATGTCTATAGGCTCATAGCCCATTTTATTATTTTTAGTAATTTCTTTAATACCCTCCATAAAGCAGGTATAACCTTCTTTCAGGATTAGAACATCTAACTCACAATAATGAGAAGCATACGTCATCATATTTACTTGTTTAGGCTTACCTTTACTTTCCGTGTAATAGCAGTCCCACTTTTTACAGTTCGCTTTGAATAGTTTGAGATTTGACGCATCTACTAATTTATTACCTGTATGAAACTCAGGGCTTTTAATAAGTTCTTTTAATACTCCAAAGCCGTTCTGCTCTATGAGGAGGTCATTAGTATAACAACTGTAAGGAATAAACTCTTTATTCATTTTAATAGAAGGAAACATACTTGGAAAGTCTGCTAATTTCATACTAATCATTCTATAACTGTCTATGATTTGTAGTTTCAAAGGGTTCTTTCTTGCTCCAAAAGTAGCATTACAACAGATAAGAAATGACCCGCTCTCAATAGTAGATTGATTAGACAAATGCTCCTTAATAAAGCGGAAGTCATAACCAGCGTTATGTGCTATGAGTTTAACTTTGTATTTACCCGCATAGAAGGAATGTAATAAATTAAGGAATATTTTACCTATGTCGTCGTTTGCTCCTTGACGTTTAATAGTAAATACTTTCTTCATTTTATTTATACCACCATCAGTATAGTAGGAAAGACAGTATGGTTGATGAAGTAGAGTTCTTTGAGTTTCAGCAGTATCTCCATCTTTGTGAGTAACATCCCATCTCTCAAAGCGGGTATTGGTTTCTATATCAAAGAATACATTAAGAGTAGGTAGAGGTTCTTCTTTTTCTTCTTTCTCTTCCTCTTCTTCAGGAGCATCAGTAGAACCCCATCTCTTCTCCCTGTATTCAGTATTACATTTAAAATTTTGGTCTGTGGTTTGTAGTCGTTTGATTTCAGCACTTCTATCGTAGAACTGTGTGTGAAGCAACCTTTCGTGTGGTATTTTATTTAAACATACTTCTTCATTTAGCACTAATGTTTTGACTAACATCATACTATTAATAGAAGCACCAGCAGGAGCAGGTTTAGACTTAAGCATACCATACTTACTTTTTCCGTCAGCCCGTAAGGTTTTCCAGTCTGCTCTATTAGGAATGTATTTCTTTACGTCGTCGTCCCAGTCGTGGAACTCACGCCAATTAACTAAACTATATTTAGTATAAGGAACGTCCATATATGGAAAGTAATGGTCGTCGTAAAGAACCATATGAATTTCTACTTCTCCTGAGCCGTATCTTTTATTTCCACTACTATATCTTCCAGTTTTGGAGATGTTAGGGCGGTGAATAATAAAGGTATAGTCAGGTAAAGCATCTGCTACTTTTACAATATTTTTCATAGGAATACCTCTACTTTTAACGAACTGCTTCATATGCTCTAAATGATGAGGTTTTACTCCAAGAACTTTAGAAGCGTGAATAAAGCAGTTGTCCTCATACTTCTTTGGAACTCTGTGGAACACCCCTAATACTTCCAAATCCGTTTGAGGAAATTTAGTAGTATATTTAAACCATAAACCTTGGTTTAAACCAGTATCATCATTTCCTACATCAACCACAACTTCTCCTTTCTTGACTGCTACATTCTTATGTAGTCTAACGGTTAAATACCTATGTGTTTGAATAGCAGTAAGTATAGCGTCATCACTGTCGTTAGTAGTAGTATAGTCAGCGTTGTCTTCGTCCCAATCTATATTAGCAAACAGGCTTAGATTACGTTCATTTAAAGGTCTGTAAGTTGCTTGACCCGTAGCAGTAGCAGACCACGAAAGTATTATACGTCCTGCTCCTACAAGAAGGTTAATAATGTTTCCTATATTTAATTCACCTTCTTCCCGTAATTTACCTACATCAATAACCAGTTCTGTAATTTTTTTATTTACTAATTTAGTAAGGTTACTTCTCGTTGTAGCGGTGTATGCTCTACGAGTAGTATTAAATTCCCTTCTCGCCGTAAGGTCTAATTTCCTTCTATCAAAGAAATACCTAAACATACCTTCAAGAGTGTTCTCGTAACCACGGGCTTCTATATGAGCAGTAAATTCAGGGGTTTGAATATCACTCATTTCTATAGTAGCCCTACCTGCTAATGGAGGATAGTCCAACCAATTAGCATTAAAGAAGCCGTCAGGGTAAGGTCTTCCATTATCACCATAATACCTCAATACCTCAAATGTCTTATTAGTTATTTTAGGCATATTAGTATTAGGTGAGGTTTTAATTTTTCCTTTTCCACTCATTATGTTTATTATACATTACTTAATGTTTAAATTCATTTCAATTATTAAATTAAATAATATATAATTATAATTAACAATATGACTAAAAAAAGCCAATCTACGACATTCCGTCCATCAAAAAAAAGACCCCTAATGACTTATATTGAACCAGCGGTTATACATACCCTTATCAATAAAGATAAGAGATTTTTAAAAAGAATAAAAGAGGTTAGAAACGCCTACAGTTGTTTGGAAAGATACAATAAACAACACTACCGTATGAAAGTAGAAGCGGAGAAGAACAAATTAGTAGATGATTACATCTGTAAATTTGTTGTAAGAAGACAAGTAATTATTAACTTGACTGTTAAATTAGTAGAAAAATATTGGAAAGAACAACCTAAAAAAGTAGAGATTGACCCTAAGTTAGTAGGTAAAATTAATAGAGCAATGAAGTCCTTTTGGAGGAATAAAAAGAAGCCTCTTATATCTAATTATCAAAGGTGGTTATATAAGAACTATAAAGGTAGTGATAGATTTCTCTACACCAAAGTAGATTATGATTTTTATGTGAATACTGGAATAGAACCTTATTCCTACTCCTGAGGATTAACACTATCCTCTCTAATTACTTCTCTATGAACCAGTAATTTATACCCCGTGATTTCTTTTATAGAATAATGACGATACTTTTCAAATGCTTTATTGCTATTACCTTTACTATTAGTAGCCGTATATAACTTCTTTCTAATGCGGTAAATTACTTGTCTATCTAATTCAGGATAATCCCTTACTATTTCTGTAATAGAAAAATAATCTTTTGTAGTTACTCCACCTTCAGGGTTAGTATGAGTTAGTTCCCATTTTGGTAAATATTTTCGCGCGACCATTTTATTATATAGAGAGTTTATTTTTAAATATATGTTAATCAAACTTAATTATATAAATATTAAATCACGTTCTAAATCCATTTTCCAGCAGACATATGAAAAATATTGTGAAGAACATTTGGTCTGTTCTCCTCTACTATTTATGAACCCTTTATAGATAGGTGAGACTATCATTTGTAGGTGTTTATCCTTAATAACTCTTTGAATTTTAAGTTGTGCTATTTTTTGTATTGGTAAGAGTAAAATGAAAGGTTTTCCTACTTCAAAAAGTTTAATGAAAATATCTTTCAAATTGCTAAAAGGAGGATTAGATACAAAGACATCACCTTTATGAGTAGTTGTAAAAAAGTCCTTATTCTCGTGTATGATTTCACGATTTACTTCTTTCCAATTTTCTTTAACAAGACCATCAAAGAAAAAGGGGTCATTTATTATATACTGCTTTGGTATGAAGGGTTCAATTACTTTCAAATAACTTACTGGTGTAGAATAATTATCATTTCTTTCTTTTTGGAAGAACATATATTATTACTACTATTTTAATTAGAAAGTGAGAGGTTAATGCGTCCAGTGCTACTTTGAGTAGTCATAAGTTGCTGAACTTCATAGACTACTTGACAACGGCAAATTTCTCCTGCGTGCTGAGCAAGACCGTGACCCTGACTGTTAAGAGGAGTAGTAATCTGTGCGGGCTTCAAAGTAATCTCTAACTGAGGATTAGAAAGTTCCCTAAAGGAGATGACGTTGCTACAATTATCACCACCAATACCAAAGTCAAGTTTAAGAACATTCTCTAAACTACTTCCTAATACACCACCAGCATCAGTAAGACTTGTAGAAGTAGAATAACACCGCTCATAACCGTCTTTAGTCTTTCCCCACCTGTAAAGTAGTTCAGCAGGAACGTCCATAATAGTCTGTCCTGAAGCAGTTAGTTTAACATTACTAATAGGAACAAACTGGTCGCTCTGTCTTACTTTTGCTACAGCAAGGTCAGCGTCGTGAGGCATATAACACATCACATAGAGGGCTTTCACAGCGCCGTTCTCCTTTAAATCTACTGTGATTGTCTGGAATTCTGTAGCAGTAGAAGTTCCCGTGTAAGCCTTAGGAGTTTCATAGGTGAAATTCTTAATCAACTGAGTAAGCATACCATCACCATAATTTTCTTCAATTAAAGCGTCAGTGTAGTTGTTAGGAAGTTCCCTAAATTCAACCTGAAGATTACACTGAGTAATAGAATGAGGTTTGACTGCTCCACCGTCGTTAGAGTTATTACCGTTTCCAAGTTTGATACGGACACGGAGGGGTTCAGTGAAAGCAGTATTGAGAGCATAGCGGTCTCCTTCACTAAAGAACATATCAATAGGAAAGCATACTTTATCAACATTCACATCAGTAGCAGTAGGAGAAGTAGATTTACCCATATGGAAACTACGTTCATAAGCCCGTCTTACATAGTCAGGCATTCCTGAAGCGATTGCCGCCATACCTTCTGTGGTAAGTAGGCAAATACGGCGACCTGAGGAAAGCAGTTCAATGCTCTCAAAGTTAAATAAGAAACCAGTAGTGACGAAACCGTCAGCGCCAGTAGTCTTAGTAAAAGAAGCATCTACATAAATACGTCTAATCAAACCGTTCTTTGGAAGGTCGTAGTCCAGTGTTCCACTCATTACTAACTGAGAAGGATTTACAGGAGGAACAGAAATAAACTGAACTGAATGAGGAGGTATGATATTGTCTTCAGCATAGACAAAGGGGTTCTTAATAGCATTACTGCTTTCAAGAATAGTTGCTACAAGAGCGGAGTTTTGGTTGGAGTTAATTAGCACGTTAGACATCGTTATATATTAACCTGAGAAAAAAATATTTGAGATTTTAAACTTTAAACATAACTACTTTATTTTGAATGTCCTCCTCCTTTTCGTAGAAGTAAAATCCTAAAGGTTGGTTGTTTGCTAAAGAAAGAGGTCTGCTCTTCATTTGACCTTGACGTTGGTTAATAATACTAATCTCATTAGTAGTTTTATCTTTATAAATATGATGTCCGTCGTGAGAAGTAATATATTCCTTATTCTTTGTATAAATACCATCTATAGGAGTGTATTTATAACTACTTTTTGGATTAGGGGTATATTCTAATACACCTCCTCTTTTCCTAAATACTTCTCTTACATCTCTATCTAAATCAAATGAAGGAAGTAGTATTTCATCAGGTAAAGCATTCTCAATGTGTTCTTGGTATTTAGTATGAGCGAAAATTCCACCCCATTCTTTTGCTACTTCTAATGCTCTATCTCTACCTTTCTTCATAAGAGGGTAAGATAGACCAGTCCAAAGACTTCTTACATTTTCTCCCATATTAAAGAAGGAGGTAAAAGCAGAACCTCTACCTTGAAAGTAGTTGTCCCAACTTATATCTTTTATATTAAAATTTTTTCTTACCATATATGCTTTGGTAGTATCAGGTTCTCTGTAAATAAAAGGTATGTGTTCTCCTCCTTGATATACTTTATAATTGTTGTGTATATCTATTACTATTTTAGTCCCGTGATGCTTAAATATACTCATAAAATTAGGCACTACATCGTGAGTGTGAATAACATTAATTATATCTAAAGTGTTTCCTATGCTTCCAAATGTAGTAATACCCATAGGGCTTCCAAACTGGTATATCCTTTCTACTTTAGTTCCTGTTTCCAAGTATAGCCTATAACCTGCTATTAAAGCAGTAATCGCTCCAAGTGAGTGACCTAAGAAGATAGGTGGTTTATCAGGATACTGCTTTAATATGTCTAATATTTGTGGAAAAAGACTATCTACAAAGCGGTTAAACCCTTGATGAACTATACCTAAATCATTATAAGGAACATTACCATCTACTCCACCCATAGAAGTAAGATTATCTACTTTTACTTGTAGGTCGCTTAATATGTCACCCATCAAAGTATCACTACTAAATGGAAAATCAGTTCCTTTAAAAGCAAAGATTATCTTATCAGGAAGTAGAAATATTCTACATAAAGCATTAGTATAAATATTAGCATCTCCTCCTCTCATTTGTTTCGTTTCTACTGTTTGGTTAATACCCCTAATAGACCAAGTATCATACTCTTCATTTAAGTCATCTAACTCTCTTTCATAAGCAAGTTGAGAATACTTTTCCATTTGTAAAAGTTCTTCTTTCGTTAGGACAAGCGGGTATTCTACTTTAGGGTCAAGTCTTTCTTTCACATCATCAAAAGGTCGGTCTAAACTTTCCTCCTGTAGTGTTTGTAAATGTAGTCCGTTGTTTAAAGTTTCTTCTTTTGGAACAGTATGAGTTTTACCCCTTCTCCTTAAAGAAGTATCTTGTAATTGAGTAATTTCTCCTTGTCTAACTGACTGAGAACCTAAACCTTCTTCAGGAGGGGGTCTATTATGACGTATTACTGGTTCTGTATGTTGTATCATTAAATTATCAATATCGTCGTCATTACCATCATAATCACTGCTTTTTAATTCAGGCAATCCTTTTGGTATTTTGTTTCCACCTTCATATCTATCATCTACTAAAGAAGTAAAAGTTCCTTGCTTTTGTGTTCCAGTAGATACTTCTATTTCTTGGTTAAACTTTCTAAGGTAATTCTCTCTGCTTATTGTGAATACCATCTTATATATACTATTAGAAGAAAAGATTATTGGTTTCGTATTCAAAAAATAGGTCTATCTGTCTTGCGTAACCCGTTTCGGCGTTTGTCTGTGAGCCTAAGGTCTTAAGAGTGAATGGTTGAGGAGTTCGTCCATCTGCTTTAAGAACCTTACACCTAAACTTAGAAGGTATTTCTTCTGCTTTGAGGTTGATGTGGTAATCTGCTTCCATATCCATTCTTCGTGCTTCTTGAGTGTTTGATGCTGAGTATTGTCCTGCTTGTGCTTTACATACTACAGGAAGTAGTCCTCCTCCACCTACATTAGAAGTAATCTCATATCCCGTGAAAAAATCAAAATCAATCATCACGCAACCTTCAGGAAACATATCTCTAACGTCTCCATCTCCATCAGCATCAGCAGTTTGGTCTTCATCAGGTATTACACTAATCAATGACTTCTTATATTTGAAGACTTGACTTCTAATTTCGTGAGGTAGTGAAATTTCACATACATTACTTCCTTCAGCAATAGGCAATAGTTTTAAATGAAGCAGGGGCATTCTTATAATATAAGTATAGATAAAAATATTTCTACTTTAAATTTAAGTTTAATCCCAAGCACCCAAGACATTAAATTGTAGATTACAATAATTACCTCCTCCTCCACCTATATACATTATTTCTACTGCTGATATATCACCACGAACTACACACACACTATTGAAACTGTCATTACCAGTTCCGGATATACTATTAGAGAAGGAATACTTCGCCCATACTATTGCTTGACCGTCTATCGTCAATTTAATAGCATCATCACAGTAATGTGCTATACGTATCATCTTATTGTATTTACTCCTTACATTAGAAGGATAAGAACTATGACCCCAATTAATATAACCAGTTCCGCTAATAATAACATTTTGTATAGTAGAACCTCCACTCCAATCACTTGACCCTATGTTTATATTTAGACTATAAGCAGAAGCGGATACACTACTTTGTGTTTTAGTAAAGTCTGTCATATCTGTTCCTACTGTTCCATCAAATACCGTTTGGTAGTGGTTAGAGTATTTCTTTGTTTGAGGGGTGCTGGTCTCTCCCTGTCCCATAATATAATCATTCTTCGCATAACCGCTATTCATAGGCAAAGACCAAAATTTACACGACATTACTAAAGAAGTATTAACAGTTGTAGAACCTAAAATATGAAGTAGATGTCTATTACCTTCTAAAGTATTCACTCTTGAAAATATACCTACAGCATCATTAAGTATTTTGATGTCGTGTCCTGTATCTACTGTCATATGACCGTCTAAGAGTATATCTCCTGTTATATCTACTGTCCCTCCAGTATGAGTAAGGTTTCCTGTTAAAGAAGTATTACCCCCTGTTTGTGTTAAGTTCCCTGTGACTACTGTTGTTCTTAGGTTTGCTTCGTGCCCTGCTGTTTGTGTCATCGTTGCTTGTAAATCTACTGTTCCGTGTATAGTATGAGAATGTGTTCCTGATGATGCTCCTAATATAGAAGAAGTAGAAGCATTAATACCATTAGCAAAAATAGGTTGGTCTGCGAATGTTTTTACTCCTTCTAAAGTTTGCGCCCCTGTTGTGATGGTTGCTATAGCAGTTCCATTAACTTTATAGGTTAGACCGCTTTTTATATTCATTCCATCATTGTCTAATCTACCCAAGAAAGTAGTATTATTATTATAAAATACTACTCCTCCATCACTGTCGCTATTTTTAATTGCTACATCATCACTGTCTAATGTTAAAGTTCCTGTTTGAAGTAGAGAACCAGTAGCAGAATAGTCTTCTACTGATATTTGAGGGTCTCCTTGAAAGTTTGAGGAATGTCTTACTCTAAAAATAGTCCCATTCGTGCTTCCACTATTTATAATTTGTTCTGCTGTATCACTCCTTAATAGAGTATTAGGTAATCTCGCATCTGCTACTGTCCCTGAGGTTAGTTGTGATGTTGGAAGAGATGGTA